CTTTAAACAGCTTATGAAGTTCGCGTTGAAGCCAAAAGCTTCATACAACAAAATACGCAACCTTCTAAAGCGCCCTCCGAAGTCGGCTGATCCGACACGTCCTGCTGCAGGGATTTTCCTCACTTGGCAATTGGCTATCAAGCCACTGCTGAGCGACCTGTCAGCTATCCACGCGCAACTTGCAACACTCGTGAGAGAGAAGCAAGCAGAATTTCAAGCGCTTGGATCTGAATCTCAATCCTCACACTACTCTGAACTTCTGGGTAGTGAAGAGACTGGGATGACCCGTGGAACCAAAACTTACAAAATCTTTGGTTTCAACGGAAAGTATCATAGTACCATGTATACCGCAACTATGCACTATAATTATGCGTACACAATGCGGGATACTATTGATGCTTTTGTCAGGTTTTGGGGGTTGAATCCCACGGCTGAACGATTTTGGAATGCTATTCCATTTTCGTTTATCGTCGATTATTTTATTAAGATCGGCGATAGTCTTCATGCGATGTCGCTCGACCAAAATGTCGAGCTGCAGATGACGGATTATGCCGAAAGCCTACTGACAACTGTCAGTAGCGGCACACATCTGTTACCTTACGACTACTGGAAAGCACTAGTACTCAACGATGAGTACAGAACCGAATTTCCTACTCGTCCTGAGTTGGTATCCGGAGTGCAAGGTAGCCTCTACGATCGAGTGATAACCACCCCTAATTATGGGCCGGCTCTGCCAAAGCTTAAATTGCCTTCTGGTAAACAGACGGCGACTATGGCAGCTCTCGTTCGGTGCTTGCTTTAAAGACTCCATCCCGCAATCCCGCGGCGTAATATTTCCACGATACGGAATTTATATATATAAGGAGAAGTCCATGAGCCTCTTTACCTCACCTGTAACTCTCAACGATGGTTCAGCTGATCACATATTCAACAGTCGTAACGAAATTACCGGTCTCAAGACTGGTCAGTTCGGTCGACTGTGGATTGAATCAGCTGCCGCAGCTGCCATTGCTTCATTTCTTACAGTGAAGCATGATGAATCAGCCGCTGCTGTTCGCAGACGTCTGCTTCAGTATAAGTATAACGCTCTCATTGCTGATGGCGTTACTTATAAGCCAATCACCATTAATGTATCGGCGATTAACCATCCTGAACACACTGATGCGCAACTTGAAGTTGCCTTTGGTGTCATTAAGGCTGGCTTGGCAGTAGTTGGGTTCACC